AACATAGGGCGGCTAGTAGTAAGAGCTTTTTCATTTGACACCTACTTTAGAGTTCTTATTATCTACTATAGTATCTTTTTTCTTCTTTATCTGAAACCCAAGTGATGCAGTAGAAGCTGAAAAAATCGAAGCTATGAATGTGGGGTCAAAATCTACAATTTTTTTGCCAGATGGCGGTTCATAGTATGAAAGGGATAAAAGTGTTGCCGACCACAAAAGTACGCAAATTTTCACGATAGTTTCAACTTTGCTTGGTTCTTGATCTTCCATGATAAAAAATGCTTTATGGCAAATATAGCAAAACTTGTTATGTTAGGAAAGAAAGATAATTATTATGCTAGCAATTTTAAAACCAATAGTTCTTTTGTTTGTGAAAAGTTCATCTTTTAAACGCTTTATCATAGACATTTTAGAAGTTTTAGCAAAGCAAACAAACAACGACTTAGATGACAAAGCGGTTGCTTTTTTAAAATCAAAATTAATAGTATGAGAAATTTTTTTACTGTGTTTATTGAACCCTTACCAATTGAAGTTCAGTTATCAGCAGAATTAAAAATTCGAGATA